ACTCAGACGACATCGGCTCGTTCATGTACTGTGAAGAAAATTCGTCGTAAGGCATGGAATCCTTCAAATGCTGGACATAATCCATGCACGTTGGATCTTCAACGATGGCCCAATCCTTTCGAACCGGATCGAACTTCTTGGCAAAATGCTTGGGAAATATCAGGCGCCCGTTCTCCGAGATCTTCCGAAGCATGACGTCGTAGTACTTCATCTCTTTCTCGAGGATTTCAGAGAACGTATCGTCGAGGTGCCAACGGGTTCCTATCTCAATCAGCATTCCCTTCGGATCCAACAAATTGATCATCGATCTCCTAAACCGCTTCGTCTTTTCCCGCTGCTCCGGCGTTTGCGAGTTCTGAAGACCCGTCAAATCGTCAAGAAAAATCAAATCGTAGTGGCCGCCCGTCTGCTCGGACTCAAGGCCGGCCGTATTGATGGTGGCTTCCTTGAGAGGCTTCGATCGCTGCCTCACAATCACCTGGTCTTCGTTCCACTTGGCCGATACGAACTCGCCGAACAGGTACTTAAGCTGGGATCCTTCCAACTGCGCTTTGATTTCCCGCAGCATGTCGCGGCTTCTATCCCAAACTTGGTTCGCAATCAGGATCCTGGTATTCGGATTCTTGAGAATCGCCTGAATCGCAAACGAAATCGTTCCGAGCGTCGTCTTCAGATGACCGCGGGGCATGAGAATCGCCTTCTTCCTGGCCGGCTTCCGCAAGAACCGCTCCAGATCGTCGTGCACCACGTCCCAATCCGGGTACTTCAAAAACTGCGTGCATAGAAAAAATAGGGAGTCCTGGCAGAGCTTTTTGTATTCCTCGACTTGAGCGTTCGGTTTTCCTTGCGTCAAACTTCCATCCCGTAATTAACGCCCACATCAATCGAATCCAAACGCGCCAATATTGACTTCAACAACTCGATGATCTCCTGCGCCTGTTTCTCGTTCATTCGCCCTCGTCAGGACATAAAAAAAGCTCGTCCCCGACGGATTTCTCCATCAGAAACGCGCTTCGAGTGCTTCGATAACGCCTAATCTAAAACTGCTCTTCTATCCTCTGATCGAACTGATTATCCGCGCCCTCTTCCCAGGCTTAACCCCAGGAATCGTTCCCATCGGCATCTTCCCCAAGCTCTTGGAGATACCAGCCCGCGTCTTCATCACGTCCGGTCTCACCGGAGTCGGATTCTGCGATACCAAACTCCCGTACTTGCCTGGCGTAAAAAGGAACTCCTTCCCGTTGATCGATACCTTCCGCGCAGCCATTACTCAACTCCCAGATCAGGAACAATGTGGCACAAACTGCATGGAACTATCTCCAGAAAAGGAGCATGAACACACCAATAATATGTCCCTGATTCAATTAAAGCCATTACTCTACCACCATGAACGCCGCCGGCTTGAACGATTCCTCTTTCCTCACCAACACGATCTCGCCATCCACGTACTGGATCTGCAATACCCCGAAAAATCTGTCCCCAGATAGCCTCTCCATGTACCGGGCTATCCCATGCACCGGAGATGAATCCAAATTCTTGAACGTAACGGATATCGTCACTTGAACCCCTCCGCAGGATCCGCCAACTCCTTCCTGCACTCCGCATAAGGCAAAAAACACATCGGACAAAAATCCTTCCCAATCTTAGCTCGAGGCAAAAAGACGTACCGAGCCTCAACTCCCCAATTCGTGTCCCAATTCTCGCGGTCGTACCACTTACCCATGCTTCCGCCTCTTCCCTAAATTCCTCTCAAAATTGACCCTCTCAAACCACGCCAAGAGCTTCCGCAAATCCCTCAGCTTCTTGGCCCGCCCACCACTCATTCTCCCTCTGCCAAGATTTCCCAGTCCATTCCAGTCAGTCCTCACAGAATAGGCACGTCTCTACGTGTTTGCGCTCCCTGGCATTCATCTCCGACCACTTCCCAATCCCAGGGAACCAGAAATCGATCACGTTGGTGCCAAGAAGAATCTTCCGACCTGTAACACACCTCTTCATCGCAGAAAAGAGCGATTCTTTTAGTTCAGGAGGTGAAAATCTGGAAACCTCTTTCTTCTTCGTAGCCAAGGACGGCTCTTTCTGATGTGTAGTCAGAGAGGGGGAAGTACAATTACCTACCCCCACCCCTTGGGGATTGTTTCCTGGTTTCCCTGAAGCATGCTTTCTCTTTTTCTGACTGCTACCTTTCAATTTACCACCCCTTTCTACTTCTGATAACGCACCGTATGTAGTGGATGGTGTGGTCAAATGCCTTGTGTATCAATCTGTTCAACTGATATCCTGTTGTTCTGCTTCTTCCTTCTCTTGCTTAGCACTCAAAACCTTTGATTCTCTAGGTAAATCCTGAGTGCCAGTTATAAGTTCAGCTTCAAGAATCTGCTCCCTTTTCTTGATCATTTCGATCATTTTTCCGTCGATGTTTATCGTTATTTGGTGCGCTGTTTCTCTTTTGTTGTCTCCATACTTGTCGGGGAAATGTGCCTTCAACTGGAATATCCTCTCAATAACAGAGCGAGGATTGAGGGCGTTTTGGCGACTGATGCCTTCGAGCTCGTCGTAGAACTCTGTTTTTGCGTGATCGACGGCAGCTTTGAAGGCTGGGTCCATGTCGTAGTGTTTGTGGACGGTATCGCCTTTGACGCCGAGTTCGGCGCAAGTGCGCCAGAATTTGAGACCGTTGTCTTTGAACAACTGGATAAAGGCGAGTTTCTTATCGGAATCAAAAGCCTGTAGATAGGCTGTGGACTCGATGAAACCGGTCTGAGGGTCTACGGTGTGATTAGGGACGCTTTGGACTTGGCTCATTTGGGCAGTCGTTCAGAGTATCCTTGTGTGGGGAACAATTTAAAATTGGTTGCGATTTGTTCCAGTTCCACTTCATATGCCCCTTGTTGGCCAGGATAACCCCGGAAAACGCCGCAATGCGTCCTTAAAGACTGAATGGGGTTTTAGCCCTGGTACAAGTAACCATTCGGATTCAGCTTTAAGCTATGGCCCTTTGACGTCGCCCTAATGCGCTATTAAGGCTTTTTCCGACCACGTCGCTGCGAGCTCACACTTCTAAGCATCAGTTTAAATCAGTTCCCCTTATTTGGTTCTCGGGAGATGTCGGTAAAACTCGGGAACGTTCCTGCCCATCCCCAATTACCTGAAAATAGTCCTTGACTATACTAAGCGCTTGGTATATATTGAGAGGGTAGAAAATAAATGATCTTGGGAGATTTAAAATGAAATCTAAAACAAACAAGAAGGAAAACGGGTTCTTTGCCTACGAGGAAATAACCGACTTGGCAAACCGTGTATATGGGAACCGTGGACCGGTTCAAGTTCAGGCGTCCATCTTCGAAGATGATTATATCGTCTTCGTTGGTGGGCTTGAAATCATGCAAGGGAATACCGCAGACATTCGGGCCAAACTCTTGAGCCTTCAGGGGGTGCGGTCATGAGCGCATTCCTTTGCAACGATTACCACCTCTCATACATCGTCAAGGCTGGGATAAAATATAAGGCGTGGCTAAACTTCGGGGGGGCGTATAACTACTTAACCCGCGAAAAAGCGCAGCATGTTTTCGAAGTTCTGAAACGTGAGAACATGCGCAGTGTGCGGATTCGATACAACGAAAGCGCCCCCGCCGGGTATCTTGGCTGGTTTGATCCGACAATCGCCAATATAGATCCCATACAAACCCTAAAAGCGATTAACTGCCTAGATTATCAGTCCTGCGAGTTCGGGGAGTGGGATACATCGCTTGCCCGCAAATATCTGGACGGAATCGCCAGCGCTTGTATACATGAACTTCCCGGCTACGAGGCGGCGCAATGGGAACTACAAGAACCGGCGATAACAGGCGGCCGGTCATGAATCGCCTCTCTCACTACATAACCGGGATGACGCTTACACGTCAGCACCTCCGGGAAAGCCGGGCGCGGATGCTTAACAAGAACCAACCGGGGGCGATACTCTCGCTCCTGGATGCGTTCGAAGCGTTTGTAGCGGCGACGAGCTGCGCGGTCAGTATTCGGGAAGGTAAAAAACCGAAAGGAGGCAGGTCATGAGACTGTTACTTATAACCCTGGCAATTATCACGGCCTTGGCACAGTACACGGAGACCGATCCGCGCGGCGTGTACTGGCCGAATGTGGCCGAAGTGGACTGTGGAACGGATGAGTGCTTAGAAGGCTTAGTTAGACCACAATCAGCAATAGACGAAATCGGATGGATGGAAACCAAGGAG